ATAAAAAAAGTATATTTTTATAGTATAGAATAGGCGTACATTTTTTACTTTTTTACCAAACGTTGAAAATCAAATACTTAACTTAAATTTGCGTTTTTTTACTGGTAAAAATTATTTTTTAATATATTTTTTGTATATTTGCGTTTGTAACATCTAAGTAAATGCGGAAGTGCTTAGAAGTTTAAAAAAATTATCATAAAAGCCTTTGGTAAAAATGCCGTATCATTTGAGCCGTAAGGCTTTTTTTATTTTAAATCATTATACGGAATGAAAGTATCATTTTTTAAGGACATTAAATCAGTGTCCCCCCTCAAAGATGTAAACGCCTTAAAGGTTGTTGAAGAAATTAAAAGCGGTAAGTACAAAGAGCAAGTTTCACAAGTACGGTTAGAAACCGACAAAAAGAAAAGAAACGAATTAAAACAGAAATTACCCTATGTTACTTTTGCTGGTGTATTTTCAACACGTTCAAACAGCAACTTAAAAAAATCATCTGGTTTAGCCTGTTTTGATTTTGATGAGGTTTTGGATGTTGAAGAACTTAAAAGCAAGGTAAATGATGATAAATATACTTTAGCTTCATTTGTTAGTCCCTCAGGAAATGGTTTAAAAGTATTGGTTAAAATTCCTCTAGTTGACAATAACGACGATTACAAAGATTATTACGTAGAAATATCTAAACATTTTGAGCAATACCATAAAGCCGACGAGGGCACAAAGGATATAGCAAGGGCTTGTTATTTAAGCTACGATACTAATGCTTTTATAAATCCCGATAGCTTACTTTTTACCGATAAATTTTTAAGACCTTTACCTGTTCAAACTGAAATTATAAATATTCCAATATCGGATAAAAACGAAATTGCAGAAAGATTAGATAAATGGTTTAAAAAACGTTGGAATGCTACCAATAGGAATTGCAATCTTCATGCTTATGCGAGGCAAATGAACGCCTTTGGAGTTGATAAGTCAATATGTGAAGATTATTTATTTAGGTATGAGCAAAGCGATTTTAGGAGGGAGGAAATAAGTCAGTTAATCGATAGCGCTTACCGTTATTCTAATGAATTTGCAACAAGATTTTTTGAAGATAAAAAAAGAGTAACACAAATTAAAAATGTGGCTATTGCTGGAGAGAGTATCGACAAAATAAAAGATAAGTTTACAGATGTAAATCAGGAAGCTATTTTAAACGAATTTGAAAAGCATAAAAATCAAATCGTATTTGAGGACTTTTGGTTTTATTCCGAAAATGAAAAAATACAACTTGCTACTTACCGATTTTTACAATACTTAGAAGCTAATAAAATCTTTAAATTTTTTCCTGATAAAGAAAGCGGTAAATTTGACTTTGTAAAAACTACAAAAAATTTCATTGCTATATTTGAAGAAAGCAAAATTAAAGATTTTGTTTTATCGGATTTGCGCTCTAGGGGTTGTATTGATGCCTTTGAATTAATGGCCAACAATACAAGCTATTTTAACCCCAATTTTTTATCAATGGTTAAAAGTATTGATGTAACGTTTAACAAGGATGATGCTAATACTTCATATTTATATTACAAAAATGGTATTATAAAGACTACTAAGGACAAAATAGAACTACTTAAATACTCCGATATAACGGATTTAGTTTGGGAAAATCAAGTAATCGATAGAGTAATTGAATTAAACAATGAAAGTCAAGGAGTGTTTAAGACCTTTCTTTGGAAATTATCCGCCGAAAATGTAGAACGTTATTACACCCTTAAATCTGTAATAGGTTATTTAATGCACTCCTACCAAAATGAAGCAAAGCCAAAGAGTATTATTTTTAACGATGAAATGTTAAGCGATGACGTTGCAAATGGTGGATCAGGTAAAGGATTAATACACAAAGCTATTGGAAAAATTAAAAAGATAATTACAGAAGACGGAAAAAGTTTCGACCATAAAAGTCAATTCGCTTATCAAAGGGTTGCAAAAGATACACAAATATTTTTAATTGATGACGTGCCAAAAAACTTTGACTTTGAGAATTTATTTAGTGTAATTACTGAGGGGATGACCGTAGAGAAAAAGGGACAGGATGCGTATCAAATACCGTTTAAAGATAGTCCAAAAATATCCATTACAACAAATTACACCGTTAAAGGATTTAGCCCCAGCCATGAGCGTAGAGTGTTTGAAGTTGAAATCGCTAACTTTTTTAATGCTGAACATACACCGCAGGATGAATTTGGGCACTTGTTTTTCGTTGATTGGGATATTGAGGAATGGAAGAAGTTTGATAATTTTATGATTAGATGCGTTCAATTCTATTTGAAAAATGGTTTAGTGGCTTCTGAAAAAGTAAACTTAAAAGAGCGTAAATTTAGAAATGAAGTAGGTTTGGAATTTATCGAATTTATGGAAGCAAGGAGCGGACAATTTAACGGTGCGCCGATAAGCCGTAAAAAAATGCGAGAGGAATTTAATTCCGAATATCCTCAACTTGCAAGGTTTAATACACCGCAAAAATTTAATACTAAGGTAAAAGAGTACTGCAAATTTTACAATATCAATTTAGAGGAAAATAAATGTAATGGGGTTGTATGCTTTTACATTGGTGGAATAAATAATGGTAATACTAACAATGATTTATTAGTAGATGATGAAGAAGCACCTTTTTAATTTTTAGTAAATGAAAGAAATAATTTTAAGACCTTACCAACAACAAATAATCTCCGCCGTGGTTAACGAGTTGAAAAAACGCCAAAGATGTTGCGTTTCGTTAGCTACTGGCGGAGGCTGAATGGTAAAACAGTAGTATTTAGTCAGTTAATAAGTGAATTTTTAAAAGAGGGTAATAATTTTAAAATACTTATTTGCGTACACCGAGAGGAATTAGTGCACCAAACTTCAAAGACTTTACCTATTGAACATAATTTAATTATTCCAAATCATAAAAACAAGCAAAATTTAAACGTTACCGTTGCAATGGTCCAAACATTAAATAATAGAATTAAAAAAGGTTTGGTAAATATCAATGATTTTGATTTTGTAATAGTTGATGAATGCCATCGGGGGGAATTTATGAAAGTAATCGATAAATCTGTTTACAATAATAAATTAATCGGATTTACTGCAACGCCAAATTATGAAAAAATTGAAACTATAAAAATAGGTGGAGAAAAGTACAGACAAAAAGTGCCTTTAGCAAAGTATTACGATACATTAATTAAAGGCGTTGAAATTAACGAATTAATCGAGCAAGGGTATTTAGTGCAAGATGAAAACTTTACTTTATCAAATGAAGATTTAGGATTGTTACAAGAAGATGACAAAGGCGGTTATACTGATGAAAGTCAAAGTTTAGTGTTTGGATCCCCTAAAGCATTGCAAAATAGTTTAGATGTTTACAACGAATATTGTAAGGGTAAAAAAACAATTATTTTCAACTCGAATACTATTGTAAATAAAAAACTTTATAAATTAATGTTAGCAAATGGTGTAAATGCTAAAATGTACGACAGCAAAAATAGTGAAGAACACCGCTCGGAATTGATAGAATGGTTTAAAAATACTCCTGATGCCGTACTTTTAAACGTGCATATTTTTACAACTGGCTTTGATTGTACAGATGTTGAGGTTGTATTTTTGAATAAAAAAACTAAGTCAATAAACCTATTTTTACAAATGGTTGGTAGAGGTGGACGTATTACCGATAAAATATTTAAGCCAACTTTTAAAGTTATAGATTTAGGGGCTAACATTGAAGATTTTGGAAAATGGAGCGCCCCTCGAAATTGGGATTTTTATTTTACAGATAGTGAACGAAAAAAAGTTGGTAAGCCTCAACCAGCTAAAACAAGGATTTGTCACGTTTGTGAAGCTATAAATTCGGCTAATAGTTTAACTTGCTTTAAATGTGGAGCTGAAAAAAGGTTTACAAATGGAAATAGTGTTGTAGGTATTCCAAAACGTGAGGGAAAATTTGTTTTACCTCCAGCCAATGCAGTTGTTGATTATTGCCAAAAAAATAATTTAACTACTTTACAAGCAACTAAAATTGTTTATGGCTATTTAGTCGAAATGATAAAAGACTTTGATTATCATAAATTTGAAGTAGTATTATTGAACGGTAAACTTTACAAGCGTTTAAAAGAAGTGTTAACACCTTACTATTTTGCTATTCAAAAAAGCGAATTAGAGGGAAATCGAAATAGGCGTTTTGATACATTTATAGATAATAGTATCGAAGCAATGAAAAAGTATTATTCAAATCAAATATAAAAATGGGAAAAACAGAAGACCAAATCCAATCTGAAATTTTTAAATGGTTTCATAACGAGTATTGCACTAAATTTAGTAATCCAAAATGTTGTATTTTCGCAGTTCCTAACGGTGGGCTACGTTCAAAAGCTGAAGCAATGAAATTAAAATCTACTGGTGTTGTGGCTGGAGTTTCCGACCTTATAGTGCTATTACCTAACCGCTGTTTATTCGTGGAGGTTAAAACTGAAATCGGAAGACAAAGCGACAAGCAAAAAGAATTTGAACAAATAGTAAAAAAATTAGGCTTTGAATATCAATTAGTTAGAAGTTTAAACGACTTTTTAACTTTCATTAACTTGTATATATAAATTAAATTTATGTATATTTGTATAAACAATTAAACGATATGGAAAAATTAACAATTTTTGAAGCGTTAAACAGTATCAACGTTAACGACAAAACAGAAAAAAAAGCAGGTTTGACTTACTTAAGCTGGGCATGGGCTTGGGCTGAGGTTAAGAAACTTTACCCGAATGTTCAACGCAAAGTTTACGAAACCGAAACAGGTATGAACTACTTTACAGACGGTAATACTTGTTGGGTAAAGGTAGGCGTAACTATTAACGATATTGAGCATATCGATTATTTGCCTGTTATGAACAACCGCAACCAAAGTATTAAATTGGAGCAAGTAACAAGCTTTGATATTAACAAGGCAATTCAGAGAAGTACCACAAAGGCACTAGCATTACACGGATTGGGTTTATACATTTACGCTGGAGAGGATTTACCTGAGGGCTACGAACCGCCGAAGCCTAAACTAGAAGAAGCAAGATTTGTAAAGGCTTTGGAAAATATCAAAAACGGAAGCTATACCGTTGAAAAGTTAAAAGCTAGTTTTGAATTAACAGAAGAACAATTAAAACGTTTGTAGTATGCACCAACTAATAGTAAGATGCTCTGAATTATCAAAGTTGATGACAAAGGGGCGCAGTAAATCCGAGCCATTGGGCGAAACAACCAAGAGTTATTTAATGCAAAAGGCAAAAGAGGACTTCTACGGCATTTTTGTAAACGTTTCGACTAAATACATGGACAAAGGTATAATAAACGAAAATAGAGCCATTAAAATGCTAAATAACGTATATTTTACCGACTACTTTAAAAACGATGTACGTAAAACCAACGATTGGTTAACTGGCGAATGTGATATATTGGCTCCTGATAAGATTATCGATATTAAATGCAGTTGGTCCTTTGATACTTTCCCAGCATTTCAAGAAGAAGCCGAAAAAAGTGTAAAACAATCAGGCTACGACTGGCAAATGCGCGGTTACATGATGTTGTTTGACCGCCCGAAAGCAGAGGTTACTTACTGCTTGACTTCAACACCTGAGGAGCTACTAAGCAAGTTCGATGACGTTGCACTACATAAGGTCGACCATATCAACCCAGCTTTAAGGGTAACGAGCGTAACAATCGAGCGAGATTTGGAAATAGAAGCACAAATGTATGAACAATACAAAATAGCAAACGAGTATTATCAATCATTAATTAATCAACTTAAAAACAAGTAAAATGGAAATCAAAGGAAAAGTAGCCTTTATTGGCGAAAAACAGACAATTAGCGACAAATTTGCAAAACGTGAATTTGTATTGGAAACAGCTGA